CCGCCTTTAGCTGCTCAAGCTGGGCCTGCTTCTGTTGAAGCCGTAGACTGAAACGGGACGGCCTACCCTTTTGCGGCGCACCAGCCGCAGCCAGAGCCGCAGCTACGGGGCTGGCCTCACGCACAGGAGCTGCAGCCGCCGCCTCAGGCGCACGCGCTTCGGGGACTGCACGCATTTCTGCAACAAGGGCCTGCCGTTGTGCGTTAGCGGCATCTCTCTCACCAACAGTTGGCCCACGATCTGTGCGCTGACGAACCTGCTGTGCGCGCCGAAAGGCATCAACGCCTGCACCCGGAACAATCTCAGCAGTTGGCTTCGCAGCTTGAAGCCGAGCAGCCATCATAGGCGCTGGAGATGACGGGCTTAGCGTCTTGGGTGGGAACAGATTCGCCAGTGCGCCGCCGCCAGCGCCCGGAGCCCCCATCCCTTCAGTAGCCATGACCTGAGCGATCAGATCCTCAACAGCCATGTTCCGCAGCTCAGGCTTCAAAGACCGCAACTGCAGCGCTCTTGCTCGTGCTTGTTGGGGTGTCATAGCCATCTTACTTATCCTTCAACCAGCCAAGTCCGTGCATCGGGTGCTTGATGTTACGCTTACCATCATCGGTAATTGGACCGCCGTCCTTGACCCTTCGCGCCCCGAACAGATTTCCAAGAGCACCAATGCCGGTGGCAACAGCGCCGATTGTTTGCGCCGTCTTGTTCACGCCGGGAGCCGTTTCATAGCGAGTGCCAGAACCGCTTGCGCTTGGCGTACCAACGATGTCCGCAAAACGCCGAGCTTGATTGTAGCCATAATCACGCTGTGCTTCAAAATCTTCCCGCAGCAAATCAAGCGATCTCTGATCCATGCCGCGCTGCGCTGCACCAGCAGCTTCAAGCGCCGCCGTATCCGTGCCAGCCATGCTCTGAACGCCCTGACCAAGCGCCTGTGCCCGCTCAGCTGCCGTGAGGTAGCGATTGGCCTCAGTGTTGAACTGCTCCATGCCGCTGGTGTAGCCCTTCTGAAGAGCCTCATTCTGGGCCGAAAGAGCAGCAGCATTTGCGTCGCGCACCGCACGAGCCGTGAACTCAGCGCTCCGGCTGCCACCAAACGTGCCGCCACCAACAAACGTGCGGTTCACCTGAGGCAGTATATTCTCATACAAATTCCGGCCAGCTGCAGCGCCAATCCCAGCGACGACGTTCTGGGTATATGGGTTCATATACTGAGCTGCAATGCCCGGATCAGTAAATGACTGCGTGCTGCCCGCAATGTAATTGCCAGCAGCCTGAAGGTACGGCTTATAGTTTCCGACGTTCGCGGATGTCATCTGATAGGCTTGCTGCTCCTGCGGGGATAATGCAGCAATACGCGGGCCAGCAGTGTACGGCTGATAGTCACCGCTCGTGGCTTCATAGCCCCTTTCGATGCTCTTAGTGTAGGCATCAACAAGCCATTGGGGTAGCTTGGTTTCCGTGACGGTTTGTGTGACAGCCATTATACCAGTCCTCCAACAGCTTTAAGCATTGTATCTATACCCTTCTGGGGTTTTGCAATCTTTTTTACGTCTTTGCGTCCAGCCTGACGACGCACCATTTGGCGCATTTTGTCAAGACGGCGCACGCCTTCATCAGTTGATCCATCACCAAGATCAGCAACATCCTGTGCACTCCAGACATATTCGCCATCGGACAGCCATGCCGGGATCTTATCTTCCTGACCGCTGCCGATACCCTTTACCTGTCCGGGGCCCTGATGTCCGCCGTTCTTATGATACTCGACAAGATGCTTTACCATATCATCTTCGATTTCGCCGCCTTCTTTTTTGACGGGGATAGTCGCGGGATTAACGGTTCCAGCTGGTTCTGCCGTGACTTTTCCAGTCACAGGATCTTTTGTGAAGAACAGATACTCCGTCTCCTGATCTCCGCCCATCCGGCCATACGTTTGTGGCGTATAAGGATATTTTCCACCAATCCCACGGCCTGTAGTGGTTGGCCTCAAATCAGTTTCTTTAAAATCTATCTTAGTGGTGTCTGGAGGCAGCGTCCCACCACCGTCACCGCCACCGCCGCCTGTGATTACCGGAGCAACGGTAGTCACCACATCAATCACATCTTTTACATCAATTCCATCCTCATCCGTCAGAGCGGGGTCGGGCTCCATCGGGGGCAGTGGTTCTGTGACTATTGGGCCAGTATCAATTACGTCTGGCGTGACTGCTATAGGCTCTTCTTCCGCAGGCGGCGTCTCAGGCTGTGGTTTGCTGACCACAATATCACCAGTAATTGGATCAATGATGCCGGGCGTGCCGATGCCAGTGACCTCTGGCTCTTCTGGCGGCGGCTCAACCTTAGTACCTGTAACAACAATTGGTTCTATACCTCCACCAATACCAGACACCTCAGGAATAGGCTCAGGTTCTTTCGCAGGCGGCGGCTCAACCTTAGTACCTGTAACAACAATGGGTTCTATAGCACCACCGATACCAGACACCTCAGGAACAGGAGCCGGAATAACTTCAGGCTCTGGTGTAGCTGTGACAACAATCTCTTCTTTTGGTTCTTCAACGCGGGCCTTTTCTTCAGCAATCCGATCTCGAAGTTCAGGCGAGTCAACCACATCACCAACTCCCGAAAATCCGCCCGCAATGCCAGTCGCTGTCTCCACAATTGGATTTGCTCCAGATACAGCCGTCGTAACCGGGTTGGCCGTGACAACAATTGTTGGGTCAGCCGCAGCCGCAGCCGCCGTTGACGCTGCTTCATCAACTTGATTGAGGAGAGCTTCTGTTTCTGGGCTTGGTTGATAATCAGGCATAACTTGTTGGACTGCATCAACGATTGAAGAGCCAACGGTTGAACTGAGGACTCCCGAAATCGTTGAGGCTGCCAGTTCTTCCAAAGCTTTTTCGGCTGCCTTAGTTGCTGCAGTGACAACAATGTCACCAGTCACTGCATCAACAGTGCCACTTCCTCCGATGCCGCTTATGATATTACTGACCTGAGATTCAACACCAATGTCCTTCAGAACTCCACCAACAGCTTCCGAAATATCACCACCAATGTCAGTGCCACCCATGACGCCAGCCGTTAAACCAGTCACGCCAGCCCTGATTAATGTCTCCTCAACCGAACGACCCTGAACGGCGCTCGAAACGGCAGATCCCAGCGCAGCAGCGCCAGCCGTTGCGGCAAATCCAGTTGGGCCGAGAACGGCGGTTGCAATTATCGGATAAGCAATGTCAGATACGTTGACGCCAGCCGCGCTTGCACCGGCAGCGATTGCCGCACCTACTGGGCCACCAATGATAAATCCAAGGGCGGCATCCCCAAGAATATCGAGGGCCTCATTAAAAATGCTTTTGTTTCGTTTCTCATTCGCAACAGTCTTGAAGGTATCACCAAACACCAAATCCCCAGAGCCGGGGTTCTTAAATTGGCCGGTTTGAATCTCCCAGTCAGCCTTATTTCCACCAGCCTTGGTCAGCCCCGCAGCAAGCTCAATCGCCTTTTCGGCAGCTTCATAGCCAGTGCCTTGGAAGACAACCTTTTTAGTTCTCATGTCAACAAGGCGGATTGGCTGGCCTTCAATCAAATTGAACGTGTTGTCTTTTTTCGCAACTGTGGAAGTTGGATTGCCTTTGTTGGACTTAGGAGCCGTGAATGTTCTGAAATTACTAGTGTAATCAGGATTTGTTATCCCGAAGTTGCCGAAATTTAAGTTGCCAAGATCTAGTGTGGCAAGCGAAGCCATAGCTTCATTCCACTGATCCCTTGTTAGCTTCATGGTCTGAAGATCGGTATCGCTTGGCGAGTAATCATTGGCGTTTATGACTTGCAGGCCAGTATCAGCCGCAGCCACTGGCTCAGCTACCGCAGTCTCAATAAGCGAAGGAGCTAAATCCACTTCAGCAACGGCAGGAGATCCGATGCCCATGATAGGCTCAGCCTCGACAGTCATCGGCTCTACAGCTGGCGTGCGTATTGGCTCTGGAGCTGGGACGTAAACTTCCTCAGGAATATATCCGATGCCCGGCTGATAATAATCTTCCCTAATTCCACGATCAACGCCGCGAAATTCCTGTGGCGGGGGCGCATAATAAACTGGCGCTGGCTCTGCATACACCTCAGGAACCCGAAGCTCCGGCTGATAATAATCATACTCACCACCACGACCAATACCCGCTACTGGTTCTGGCGCGTAATATACGGGTTCGGGTGCGTAATAAACAGGCTCAACGGGAGCAGGCGAATACTGCTCAACTGCAGCGGCAATGGCCCGTTGAAAGGCAGGGCTATTGAAATAGTCGGCATCAAACTCTGGCATGTAATAATCTTCAAACATTACGAACCGCTCCCGCCGCTATTAAGCGTCTGTATAAACCGCATTGCCCAATCTTTCCAGTCATCAAACTGATATGGATTAGGAGCGCTACTCTCAGCTATTTTATTCACAGCCGACAAGCCAGCCGCCCAGTCCTGCCAGTTCGCGCCGGGCATCATCTGAACGACAGTGCCAAACTGCTCAAGGTCCGGATACATATAATCAGCCCAGTCAATGAACCGATCAATCCCGCGAGGATCAACACCAATCATGACTGGTATCTGCCATCAGCGACTTCGATGTGAACAATAATCTGTCCCATCTGATAGTCTCCGCCGACCGTGTTCGAGCCGAACTTAAAGCGAAGCTCACGCCGCTGTTCCTTGAAAAAGACCTGCTGCTCGTAAGTTTCGGTTGGAACATCAGGGAAGAACTTAACCGGACCATTCACCTCAGGTGCGCGTGCGTTAATACGGCCAGTGATCTGTACCGACATGTCGCCAGACTGCACAAAGTCAGGCTCAATCATCTCTACGTGGATCGAACGGTTGCGAGGATTCTGCATCGTCAGCATGGATATGTCGCCCGTCTCGAAGAAGCTCTCTATGGCGTTCACAGATGAGCCGTCGATTTCATCCACGCCATATTCATGACGCCAGATTTTATAGGTGATGGGGCCATTATCCACAATGCGGGTGTCGCCAATTTCAGTGATACGCGTATCTGACGCCTCAGTAATGCGAACAGGAGCGTCCATTGGAATCGTTGGATCAACGCCAGCCAAGATGGGGGATGGAAAAACCTGAGCGTAAAGGCCCGCAGATCGCCCGCCATTGGGCAGCTCAGTATCGTACCACGTTTCCTCACGGACGTTGTAAATGATCGCGTGCGTGCACTCTGTGGCCTGACCACGCGGATAGCACCACCAGATTTCACCAAAGCGTGGAACCTTATAGGCAAAGATCTTGTTGGCGTAATTGGTGTTCAAGCCGTCGAAGAAATAGTTGATGTTCATGTTGTTCGGCACTTCGCGGACAACACCGTTATAAAACATAAATCGGTCGCGCCCGATCCAGAAATACAGACCATCATACTCAATCACGCTATTAGCGGCGAGGATGCTGATCTGAGAGCTGATCGTATCAAACGCAAACACATCAGCGCCGCCCGTGTAATAGGCGCGAATCAGGCTGTCGAGCGACCAGAAAAGGCCGGCAGGGTTCTGACCGCCGCCACGAAGGGGGAGTCCCTTAACGATCTTTGAGGAAGTGACGAACGCATCGCCAGCGTCCCCAGTTGTGAAGTTGGTAGGATCGTTTATATCAGACCACCGGATGTACCCGTTTGCGCAATAGACGAACAGATACGGGTGCAGCACCACGATGCCGCCGCAGGTCGTTACTCCCGGGATTGCTGTAAGAGCCGACGTGCCGTAAATGTCCCCGATGTATATGGGATAGTTTTCCCCGCTGGTGATGTCTAAGAGCGTGTCTGTTGCGTTTGCAATGATGACCGTACCGCTACCAGCGCCGTCATACATGGCATCGAACATCCAGTTGTAATTATCGTTGTCCGTAAAGCCCGCTGGCGTCCGCGTGATGGGAGCCGAGGTGTTCCCGTCTACATCAATCGTAAATTGCTGCACGCCCCTCTGATGCCCAACGTGAGTATAGGCAAAATTGTTCAGCCCTTGCGTGTGAATCTGCCGGACGATCCCATTTACGTAATTACTGATCTGTCTATATCCGCCGATCTTACGCGGCAGCCCACGCTGAAAACGCACCCACTGGCCGTCAACGTAATAGTCACCCTCAAACTTGGTGCCATCACGCTTGATGCCAGCTTTTGATTGAAGGTTGACGGGAACCAGCATTAAAACGTGCCGCCGTTAACATTGCCAGATTGTGCTGGGCCTAAGTCAGCCCATACGTTTGCTGTTCCAGCTGCAGTGAAAATGGAAACGCCAAGGGATGTGCCGCCAAGATTGACAAGAGCGCCGTTGGAAGTCGTTGCCCCCGTACCGCCCTGAGCAACCGAGATTGGAACAGAAAGGCCACCAGTGTCAGCTGCAACGACATTCGTTCCATTGCAATAAAGAATCGAGCGTGCACCCTGCGTGATAGCCACGCCAGTTCCGCCTGAGGTCTTCACGGTTAGCGTGTAAGGTCCGGTCGTATTGTTGGCGACCCAGTATTGCTGCACCGTCGTGGGAACAATGATTTCCATGTTCGCAGTCAGCAAGCCGCTGAACTGATAGGCAATCCGATTCAGCTCTGCACCCGTAAGAGAATACGGGCTCGACTGTCCGGCTAGGTTGATTGAGATGAAGTCGAACGTGAATTCAGCTGGCTGGCCCAATCCAAGCGTGAAGTAATCCGTCCCGTCGCAGACGATGAACGCGCTGTTCGCAGGGTCCATGATGAGGTTCAGCGCACCATCTATGGTTTCACCGCCGGGGCCTGCGATAGTGACTGCGCCAGTGCCGCCATTGCGAACCTGACAGAACCAATCGTTACCAACCACTGAAGCCGAAGGCAGCGTGAAAGTCCCCGCGCCGCCCGTCCAGAGCAGCATACGCGATCTATCAGCAGAACCGATGGTGTAATTGGAATTGAGCGCGTCAACGGCGATAGACTGGTTCAGCGTCGTGCCAATGGCCTTGATGCCAAGGCCGGCCAGTGATCCAGCGTTAACCGATGACGTGCCTGTGCCATAAGCCAGTGAGCGCCACGCACCGTTTACCGTCGAGTTGCCCGTGAGATAAACCTGCCAGCTCTGGCCGGCGGCGACAACCACGATGGTGTTCCCACCATTATCAGCAACCGTGAAGGAAGATGCGCCGGGATTGAAGAACAGGACGGTTTCGCCAACGCTTGCCTGCGATGCGTCCGGCATACGGATCGTGAAGCCAGCGCCTGTTGGCGTGACATCCATGATTGCAGCCGTCGTGTTCGTGTCTGTGGCGAGTTCCGTGGGCCACGTCAGGGTGACGTTGGCAGAAAGCGATACCGCCCGGTAACTGACGTTTGCTGGGTAAATGACTGTACCCCCGAACGTATTCGTGAACGATGGCATTTATCAGTCCTCCCTGCGAATAATGCCGCGATCAACGATCTGGCGAATGTCCTCACCATTAAGTGCGGCGACGGCACGGTCATAAAAGCCCTGCCAAATTGGAATGATTTCTTCGTTCTTCAGGAACGGAGCGGCCTCCATAAGCGAGGCATAGAGCAGCGCGTTAGGCGCGTATTCCGTGAACCAGTTCGTTTGAACGTCGTCACCAAGAAGCGGCGGCAGTTCATAATAAATCAGCTCATAAGGAAAATCGTCAGACGGCGTAGGCGCAAAGAACCAGTGCTGATAGTCATAGTCAGCATAGAATCTTGGCGTACCAGTGACCGTCTGA